ATTTCATTGCCAACCGTTACCGATGGATCAATTGCTTTATTAAAAATAATTGTTTTTGTAACAGTATTTATGCCGCTTACTGTGTAATAAATTGGCGTTCCAGAATTAACAAACGAAACTAATAATCCAGAAGTAATTGATGTAGATAATGTGCCAGTATAAATAACGCTATTTCCAAAAATAGTTGCAACATGAACGCCAGTATCCGTGTAAGTTAATCCGCTAAATAAACAAAGTTTTCCACCATAATAAATATTGCCATATTGAATAGTATCTGCGCCACCACCAGTTACTTCGCACAATGACAATACATAATATAAATTTTGATTATCTGATGTAATAGATAAATCAGTAACAGTACCACCAACAAAACAATTACCATAAACTACAGGCAATTTATTATTTGTGCCTGGCTGAATTTGTAAATTAGTTCCAGTATTTAACTGGGTTTGTTGTGGGCTTTCGCCAGGTTGTTTTGGTGCTGTAAGGGCAGAAATGACGGAAGAAGCCATCATTGTGATGCCCATAGTAATTAATTCGGGCTGGCCAGTAACAAACCCTACAACCGCTAGAGCCGCACCAATAATACCGCCTAATAAACCACCGCCACCACCACCCATTTAGATCACCCAGTTATGTCCAGCTTTTTTTAACCCGAATCTATTAAATTCGACCTCTTTGTTGCAAGTAAATCCAACATCTTTTACTTCACCACGATCTTTCATATCGCTACCAATTTCAAGAAACTTATTTAACAATTCAACCGTAATTCTTTTTGTCAAACCATACCAAACAATTTCTTGTAAAACAAATACATTTGGAATCCATGTGCTTGGCACTTTAACAGCCGCCAAAATACCTTTATTATTATCATCAATCAATATAAAACCAGCGCCAGCCAAAATAATGCTTAATTGCTTTTTTGCATATTCTCGATCCCAAGTCGCTGAATCTTTATACGAATCATTAGGATATTTTGTGCAATAATCTTGTAATAAATCGCATATAATTTCAAAGTCAAATTTATTTGCGTATCTAATCATTGTTTTCCAAAAGCATAGTATATTGTCGATATTGTAGCTACCCGATTCATTGATGTATCGCCAGGCGTAAAGTATTCCCAGCTTGCATCATTAGTAAATCTTCCAGCAATTCTGTTTTGTAAAATCATTTGAATGTTTGCGGCACTAACTGTAATTGTGCCTACATACATTCTTATTTCTTCCATCCATTGTTCGCCAATCTGGAAGGTGTTTATAAATCCATAAAAATACTGATACAAACCACCAGTCCCGCCAGTAGTAATAAGGTTTCCATCATTATCAAAAAATCCTTTCCACATTGTTATTTGTGCGCCCTTAAACCCTTGTCCAAGAACTGCGCCTAGCAAGGCCGTATCAATACCAATCAATGTAATTGTGGTTTGATTAGCTGTAGATTTAATATCTCGTTGAACCTTGCCAATTCCCACTAATTGTCCAAGTCCATCAAAAGGCTGGCTATCAACTGCGGGAATAGTCAAAGACGATGGGGTTGTGGCGAATCTAAAGGTTTGCGTAGGCGTAACAACCCGAACAAAGTCCGCATATCGAATATTGTTTGTATTTTGTATTGGTACTATTGGAGTTGTCATAACACCGCTTCAAACGCTTTAAATTGTCCCGACCATTTGATAAATGAATCGTTGGTCATTGGGATTAAAGTATAAGTTGGATAGTTTTGCAAAATTATAGGAAATGTAACTCCAGTATAAGTATTGCCACCCATTGCTTGTGTTGTGCCATATTGACCCATAACCGCAGTAACCCCTGAAGGCAATGGCCCATCAATAAGGTTTCTGTGAACTGGAATAGTAACCGTGCCAGATGATCCGCAAACCACATCAGCGGTTGCTATATAAGTATATTGACCAGCCTGAATAAAATCGCCAGCACGAACTACATAATAGGTTGGATTGGCCGTTGGAACGCCAGTAAGAATTAAATTCTTGGCGGCAGATGATGTATCAAATGTGCAACCAGCAATTTGTGTTGGCGTTAATTGTCCTTGATAGTTAATGTAATTAACCCATCCAGTAGAACCAAAATTAAGATACTGTGTCAATGATTTATCATATTGGCGCAGATTGGCCAGCAATTGACGATTTTGGCTATATAGCAAATAATCGTTTGGCTTAAACTCAAACTGAAATGGCACAACTGTAATAATTTCGCTAGTCGTAATTCTTTGATTACGGCTAATGGTTTGACCAACAAATCGTTGATCGTTGATCGTTACTTGTTCTGCAATAGAAAGAATAGTTGTTAAATTGGGCATAGATTACCTTGTTTGTGGCAAGCCCCGCTGTGCGTTTTGGTATGCGCCCCAAACGGCATTTTGATTTTTGGCCAAAAATTGTGTAGCAGATTGTGTATCAATTGCAGACATACTGGCAATATATGGGCCATTATAAACTGTGGCTGGTTGCTGACTGCCACTCATTGCATCTGCAAGTTTATTGTTTGGAATAACCGTACCAGCGGTTTGTGGAACAAACAATTCTGGGCCGTTCTCGCCAACAATGGATGGAACGCCTACGGGTGGCTGACCGCCATCTGCAAAACCAAACAAACTACCAATACCGCCAGAAGCAATATTACCGCCATCTGGTGTTGGGCCATATGCACCGCCACCACTAATTGCGCCACCAATCATGCCAAATAACTTCATTTCTTGTGCATGAAGTTCAATTTTTAGCATATCGTTAATAATGCTTTTTGCCAAATCGCCAAAGTTTAGTTTGCCAGTTTGAACAAATTGATCCAGGGCGTTAGTCATGGAATTGGTAATCGATGCAAACATTTGCTCTGCTTGTTGTGCCGCATTTTCAGAGTTTTGCACATACTGAGCATATGCTTTTTCCCAACCATAACTAAAACTGCGTTGATGCTCTTGGGTGGCTAATGTAGCCTTTATGGTTTCATCAACATAAAAATGTGAAGCATCTTCAATGGCCGCTTTTTGCTTTTGCAATTGTTCAATGAGGGCTGGCCCGCCAATAGTATTTCTAGCCGCTGATATTTTCTTATCAATATCATCCAGCATCTTTTGGCGTTCATTTAACACCTGATTAATGTTCTTTTCTAATTCTTTTTGATTAGTCGTTAATTCAGCTTCTTGCTGGGCTTGTTTTAACTTAGTTAAAGTTAAATCAGCTTGTTCTTTATATTGCTGAGTAAGCCCTTGTGCCGCACTAATTTGCTTTTGATTAGCGGCAATAACCTGACGGTTTGCATCTTCTTGAACTTGTGGTTTGGCTGTTTCTTTGGGCGGGTTTAAAAGTCTTTGAGCAAATAACTCATCACTTTCGGCCATTGCTTTAACTTTATCATCATATTCTTTAATATCTTCCAGAGCTTTAGTAAAGTTGCCTTTCATCAAATCGCCAGATGCGGCAGCAATACCTTCTAATTCTGTAAAAAAACCAAGAACAACTGTTGATGTATATTTAAACAAAACTGCGCCAACAGTAGCAAAATCTTTAAGAATTCCAAAGAAAATGTTTAATGCGCTACTGTCTTTAGTTAATGAATCGTATAAAGCATTTAAAGCTGGCAATACTGCGGTAGTAAATTCCAGCATCAGCTTGTGTGATGCTTCTTGCATTTTTATACTTAAATCATGCGCCTGAGTAACCGCTTGGGCATATTTGTCCATTTCTTCACGGTTGGCCATCATGTCTGCGGCCAAACCTTTTAAATCTACGCCCCTAATTCCACGCCCCAAAGTCTGAAAAGCAATACCATTGCGTTCAGCAGAATCTTTCATTTGTGATAAACCTTGAATGGTTTTATCAAATAATTCTTGTTCGGATAAATGCGCTAAATCATTAAGGGTAATCCCCAACTTTGAAAATGATTCTTGGGCTTTGCCATTACCTAAAATGGCTGATTCAATTTTTTGAGTAAAGCCAGAATAAATACGGCTGGTTTCTTCGGCATTACCACCGTTCTTCATTAACGCATCGGAAAGGGATAATACGGATGCCACGGCCACATCGTTGGCTTTGGCGGTTTTAACAATGGAATCAGAATATTCCAATGCTTTTCTAGTTAATTCGGCAAAAGCGGCAACCCCAGCAACTTCGACAAGGGCATCTTTTAGTTCGCCAACATACTTTTTAGCATCAGCAATGCCCTGTTGAAAGGTCGCAGTATCTAATCCTAATTTGACCCCCAGGCTTGCTATATTTGCCATTTATTTTCCTTTTAAAAACTGTTTTGGCACATTCGGGGACATAAGCATAAATGATAATAACTGCTCATTTATATGATCCCTTTTTGCTTCCTCTGATAATGGTGGGTAAATATAGTCGTATGCTTTTGGTATTATATCTTGTAATTTGTATGCGGTCTTGCCTTTGGCAAGCATTGAATTAAAATGCCCCGCAGTTAAACATCCTAATACTTCTAAGATTCCCCGATTACCAATTAACCCATCGTGATACATCACGCAGATGTCGGTAAATGTTTCCTCATCGATGTTTTCTGGATCAGCCCCGTTTGCAATCAAATAGGCTTTAACTTGCCTACGAACTGATCCAATTACTTTCCCTTAGTATCTTTGTAATTGGCAGAAATTACTTTATTAATTTCATCAATTAATTCAATTTGAATAGCAAAAGGAAATAATTCCTCAATCATTGGGTATGTAATAGTATTCATATCAAATTCTTTATCTTCTGGCACAAGCAATTTAAAGAATTCGGTAATACGCATTTGCGATAATACTTTATTTTTGGCAGTTTCTTTTAATGAACGGCCTTCAATAATCACATCATTTTCGGCAAATTCAATATTAGATTCTTTTTCAAAATCGGCTTTTCTGTCAATAAACACTTTGGCTATTTGTGCATATTCCGCATCAACCATTGATTCATCAATAACTTTGATTCTTTCGTGCATTGCTTCATATTCCAATGTTGTTGGAACACGAACTTTAAATGTGTGGCCGCCCATTTCAAATGAACGAGTGCGTACCAATTCTTGATTTTCTACAAACTTTTTGCCTAAAGCATTTGCAAACTGATTCATTTACTTTCCTTATGGATGTTTTGATTTATATTTTTCTAGGGCTGATCCTAGTTCTGTTCCCAGATTGTCTAAAATTGCAACAGATGTGTTTTCCAATGCTGGGCGCAAATACGGTCTTGGGGCTTCTTTATGCGTTCCAAACTCAGTAAACATGGCACGGCCATCGCTTTCAATACCAATTTGTTTGATGTTAGATTTGGTATTGTGCAAGTTAAAAAATGATTTTTTCTTTAGTTTATTGCCTGGTGCGGTGCTTACACGCCCAATAACGATTTCGCCAGGGCTGTAATATTTAGAATTGCGGTCTTTAGAATTAGGCTTTCTGGCTTCAATTTGAAGGGATGCCCTTAATGCGCCAGTATCTAAACCGTGTCCAGGCTCTAATAACGCTTTAGCCGTAGATAAAGTTGGCCGCAATGAATGTCTAATTGCGCTAACCAATATGGTCTTTGAATCTTTAGGGCCAAAATCATCTTGGATTTCATTTACCAAGTCGGTAAATTCTTCCCAACCTTCAAAGTCAATTTTGACCGTACTCATTTTGAAGGTTTGATAAGATTATTAAATATAGAATTGTTTAAGTTTTTAACGAACCCAGTAATTTCATCTGGGGACATTGTGTCTGCATGGCGAGCCGCAATCTCATAAGCCAGATTGATTCCCATTACTTTTTGTTGTTGAAAACCAAACCAATCCTTAACTCCAGAATCGGCTTGGTTTACCAGGTAACTAAAATAATTTGCTAAGTCTGCGTTATCTTTTATTGTAGGCATTTTATTAAGTATTGTTTGACCAACCGTATTGGTTGCCACGGGGGTGGATAGTAAATGTGCATTTAGCTTCTGCGTTAGGTGCAGTATCAATGGTGAACTCTGATACACGGCCATTAAAGGCGTATGCAACAGTATTAGCACCATCAGCAGCGGCAATAACGAAAGTACGATCAATGATTCCGCTGTAAGCATCGCCTCGCATTAACAACAAACCAGCATCGGAAGGATTCCATGCGGCAACGATTGTTAAAGAAGTTGGTTTGCTTTGTGTTGGGATTACATCAGATTGACGGCTACCAGCAACATAGAAGTTTGCAGATGCGTCATCTTGACCAAACTTAGGAATAGCTTCAACATTTAGAATTTCGCCAGTAGAGCCAGTACCGTTAGCAACAGTACCAACGATAGAAGCAACTTCACCAGTCCAAGTAGACAATTGGGTAGTTGTTAAAGGTGTAGGAGTTGCGCCAGTCTGACACCATAACGATGCCGAAAACCCAGGTAATACTTGATTTGGAAGTGCCATTTTAAAAATTCCTTAAATAAAAGTTAATCAATTTATATTATGTTGGAATGTATAAAGTGCAATCCATAATAATATGATGCAAGTTTATCGTATTATCGTATGTATTATACAACCAATCTACATCGGCTTTTGATATTTGAAATCCGCTACTGCCACCAAAAAGGCCGTT